AACTACGGTTCAGAAGCGTCCGTCACGGGTGCAGGCTGAGAAGCCTTCCCATCCTGGCGGCCTGACGGAGCAATCATCAGACGGTGTAACAGCCGCGAGAGGAAAGCAACACAGATGCAAGCCGGCGGCTGCGGCCCGGTCATCCCATGCCGCCGGCCCCCACTATGGGGAGGAGATATGGCAGGCATCACCCTCACACAGGCCAATGCCCAGCTCACCGCCTGGCTGGCGGCGTCCCTGGCCGTGGCCAACGGCCAGTCCTACTCCATCGCCGGCCGGTCGCTCACCCGGGCCAACGCCGCCGAGATCCGCGAGCAGATCAATTTCTGGAACGAGATGGTCAAGACCCTCACCCGCGGCGGCCTGTCGGTCAAGGGGGTGACCCCATGCTGAACACCGCCCCGCCGCCCAACCGCCTCGACCGCGCGATCTCCTGGATCTCGCCGGCCTGGGGCGCGCGCCGGACCCGCGCCCGCATCGTCGATGCCCTGTACGGGTCATGGAACGGCGCCTCCCGTTCCCGGCGGCAAACCAAGTCCTGGGCGACCCAGGCGGCCGACGCCGACGCCGACACCCTCGACGACCTCAGCGCCCTGCGCCAGCGCTCCCGGGACCTCGCCCGCAACGCCCCGGTGGCCACCGGGGCCATCGGCACCGCCCAGGCCAACGTCGTCGGCACCGGGCTCAAGCTCCAGTCCCGCATAGACGCCGAATTTCTGCGCCTGTCCGACGACCAGGCCGACGCCTGGCAGGACGCTGTGGAGCGCGAGTGGCGCCTCTTCTCCGAAACCACGGAGTGCGACTATTCCCGCATCCTCAACTTCCACGCCTTGCAGGTCCTGGCCTTCCGCTCCACCCTGGAAAACGGCGACTGTTTCGCCCTGCTGCCGCGCCTCAAGCGCCCCGGCTCTCCCTACCTCCTCAAGATCCAGCTCGTCGAGGCGGACCGCGTCTGCAACAAGGACCGCGCCCCCGACAAGGCCGGCCTGGTGGCCGGGATCGAGAAGGATGAGGCCACCGGAGCGCCGCTGCGCTACCACGTGATGAACCAGCATCCCGAATGCCCCTATGTCGCCGCGAAGGGATACTCCTGGGAAATCGTCGAGGCCTTCGGGGAAAAGACGGGCCTGCGCAACGTCCTGCACCTCTACGAGCAGCTCCGCATCGGCCAGACCCGCGGCGTCCCCTTTCTGGCCCCGGTGATCGAGACCCTGAAGATGCTGGACCGCTACACCGAGGCGGAGCTCATGGCCGCTGTGGTTTCCGGTCTATTCACGGTTTTCGTGAAGAGCGCGACGGGAGATCTGGACTTCGGTACCCTGAGCGGCATGGCGACCGAGACCGGCGCGACCTCCTCCGACGACGACATCAAGCTTGGGCCGGGTGCGGTGGTGGGATTGCAAACCGGGAAGGACATCGTCTCCGCCAACCCGGGCCGGCCGAACACCGCCTTCGACCCCTTCGTCAAGGCGATCCTGGAGCAGATCGGCGCGGCCCTGGGGATCCCCTTCGAGGTCTTGATCCGCCACTTCAATTCGTCCTATTCCGCCTCCCGGGCCGCCCTGCTGGAGGCCTGGCGCTTTTTCCGGACCCGCCGCGTCTGGCTGGTCTCCTCCTTCTGCCAGCCCGTGTACGAGACGTTTCTCTGGGAAGCCGTATCCTCCGGCCGGATTCAGGCCCCGGGCTTCTTCGCCTCGGAACTGATCCGCAAGGCCTACAGTCGCGCCGCCTGGATCGGCGACTCGCCGGGCTATGTGGACCCGGATAAGGACGTCCAGGCGGCCACGGACCGGATCGCCGGCCGGCTCTCCACCCTGGACGAGGAGACGGCCCTGCTCACCGGCGGCGACTTCGAGGCCAACCTCCGCCAGATGGCCAAGGAGAAGCGCATGCTCGACAAGGCGGGCCTCGCCCCGGCGCCTCCCCAGCCGAAGCCTGCAACGGGCAAGCCCCAGGATGACGACACGCCGCCCGTGCCGGGCGGACAACCCAACCAAGGAGGCGGCCAATGAAGCTGCTCGACTTTATCTCCCGCCCCTGGGCCATCGTACCGGCCAAGCTCGCCGAGATCCGCACGGTCTGCCTGGCCCAGCTCCGCGGCGAGCAGACGGGCCTGGCGGAGATGCTGCGGCACGCACCCCTGGATCCCGCCTCCGCCGAGACGGCGCCGGCCGCGGTGTCGTTTCTGTTCGCCGAGGACCCGCAGGCCGCCGAGCCCTACCAGCTCATCGACGGCGTGGCCGTGATCCCGATCAAGGGGCCGCTGACCAAGGAGGCGGGTCTGATCTCCTGGCTCTTCAGCGGCCGCTCCATGCGCGGGATCGCCGCGGCCTTCGAGGCCGCCCTGGCCGATCCGGCCGCCCGGGCGATCGTCCTGGACGTGGATTCCCCCGGAGGCACCGTGGACGGCACCGCGGAGCTGGCCGCCCTGATCTTTGCCTCCCGGGGCGTCAAGCCGATCCTCGCCCATACCGACGGCATGATCGCCTCGGCGGCCTACTGGATCGCCTCGGCCGCGGACGCGATCTATATCTCCGGCGACACGGTGGATGTCGGCTCCATCGGCGTGGTGGCCACCCACATCGACTACTCCAAGGCCGACGAGCGCTACGGCGAAAAGTGGACCGAGATCACCGCCGGCCGCTACAAGCGCATCGCCTCCAGCCACCGGCCCCTCACCGAAGAGGGCGCCGGCTGGCTACAGGGGCAGGTCGACTACCTCTACGCCGTCTTCGTGGACGCCGTGGCCAGGCACCGCGGCATCGAGACGGAGGAGGCCCTGGCCATGGCCGACGGCAAAATCTATATCGGCCGGCAGGCCATGGAGGCCGGGCTCGTGGACGGCATCGAGGCCTTCCCGGACATCATTGACCTGGCCGTTTCGGCGGCCCAACGCATCACAGCAAAGGAGGATGGAATGACACTTGACGAATTGAAGTCCAAGCACCCCGAGCTTTACCAGGCGGTCATCGCGGAAGGAAAAGCCGCTGCGGACGCCGAGGCTGAAAACCGGGGCAGGCAGGCAGGGCTTGCCGACGGCAGGACCGAAGGGGCCGCCGCGGAGCGCCAGCGCATCGCCGACGTCCGCGGCCAGCTCATCCCGGGCCACGAGGCCCTCATCGAGGAGATGGTCGCCGACGGACACACCTCGGGCCCCGAGGCCGCGGTCAAGGTCCTGGCCGCGGAGAAGGAAAAGCGGGCCCAGGCCCTGAAGGATTACCAGGCCGACGGCCAGCTCAAGGTGCCGGCCGCCGACGCCGAGCCGCCCGTCGCGCCGGCGAAAGATAAGGCGCCCAAGACCAAGACCGAGGCCGGCGCCGAACTCGACCGTCTGGCCAAGCAGATCCAGAAGGAAAAGGGCGGCTCTTACGGAGACGCGATGAATCAGGCCCTGGCGGCCAATCCCGCCCTGGCCAAGGTCTACAACGGAAGGGAGGATTGAGTCATGGCAAAAGGACAGAGCAACGTGATCGCGACGTTTACCGGTCCCGCGAAGAGGGACCTTTCCAGCTACCAGTATCATGCGGTTTGCATCGATACGGACGGCAACATCGACTACTGTGACACCAGCGCGGGGACCATGCCGCTGGGCATCCTGCAAAATGCCCCGTCCGTGGCTGGGCAGGAGGCGGAGGTGGCGATTCTCGGCACGTCCCTGATGGTCGTCAATGCGACCACGGACATCAGCCAGGGGGATCTCCTGGGGAGCGGAAACGACTATCGCGGCGTGAAGGTCACGGCGGACAATGCCAAATACTTGGCGATGGCGCTCGATGACGCAACCGAGGACGGCGACATCATCGAGGTGCTGCTGACCGGACCCAGCTACATCAGCGCAGGCTAAAAACAAAGAAGGGAGGGTTAGACCATGCCATTGCACACTGACGTCCATGTTGATCGACCGCTCTCCAATTTTGCGGTCGAATACCAGAACGCGGCGTTCATCGCCAGCCAGGTCGCCCCGTTCGTCCCCGTGGCGAACAAGAGCGACACCTACATGAAGTACACCAAGAGCGACAAGTTCGCGCTGCCAGACGATCTGCGCGGTCCGAAGTCCGCGGCCAAACAGATCACCTGGGGGAGCTCCACGGGGACATACGCCTGCCTGGACCGGGCGCTCCGGGACTTTCTGTCCGACGCAATCGTCTCCAATTCCGACCCGGGGGTCAACCCGCAGCAGCGGACCGCGGCATTCCTGACGAACCTGCTCCTGCTCGGCTTCGAGTCGCGCATCGCGACGCTGGTGACGACCTACGCAAACTATGCCACGACCGGCAATCGCACCACGCTGTCGGGCACCACGCAGTTTTCCGATTACGCGGGCAGCGACCCGATCGGCGTCGTCGACACGGCAAAGGCCGCCTGCTTCCAGGAGCCGAACACGATCATCATGAGCCGCGCGGTCTACGATAAGCTGAAAAGGCACCCCCAGCTCCTGGCCGCGATCACCGGCGGCGCATCGCGCTCGGAGCCGGGGCTCATCAACCTGGCCACCATGGCCGAGATCTTCGAGGTGGAGCGGATCCTTGTCGGCCGCGCCAAATACAACTCCTCAATCAAGGGGCAGACCGCCACCTACACCGAACTCTGGGGCAAGCACCTGATCGTCGCCTACATCGACCCGGCCGTGGGCCTGGACGGCGTCAGCGCCTTCAAGACGTTCCGCTGGCAGCAGGTATCGACGGACGCGGGCTACAAGGTGCGGCGCTACCGAGACGATTCCCTCGGCGGCGGTGGCGAGTACATCGAGGTGGAGATGTCCACGGACGAGGAGATCATCTGCGAGGACGTCGCCTACATGGTCAAGGATGCGGTGGCGTAAGAAAGGAAAGGAGTCTGCCATGAAAAAGCGGTTTAGCATTTTTGCAGTCGTGGCGGCGCTGCTTTTCCTGGCGACGTCTCTACTTGCGGCCCCGTCCTATTTCGACGGGAACTTTACCAACGTGCTCCTGAAAGGATATTTGTCCGGCCAGAAAAGCTGCACGCTGGACAACGTCCAAACATCGAACGTCTGGACCGCAACCGTTCCGGCTGCCGGTTATTTCTACGTGAAAACCGGCAACCTGAAGGTCGGCAACGGAACGCCGGACGCCACCCTGAACGGGGAGGATGCCTATATCAAAGGGACCCTGGAGGTGGACAGCGCCGTGCGCTTCGACGCCTCGACGCTGACCCTCCGCGGCGTGGCCTATACCCTGCCTGCCGCCGACGGGGCGGCCTCCCAGTACCTGCAAACAGACGGATCCGGTGCGCTCTCCTGGGCGGCCGGGACCTCCGGGTCGCTCGACGATGCCTATAACGGCGGCGTGGCGGTGACAGTGGACGCGGGGGCCATCGCGCTCACAAACAATGCGGCGAACAACACGGGGCTCCTGTCCCTGGCTAAGTCGCCGGTCGGGGCGCAGAGCGGCGATCTGCTGGCCATCACCGCCGGGGCGAACGCCTCCGGCGACCTGATTCAGCTCGCCAATTCCGGTACCGGCAAGGACATCGCCGGAACCGGTGCGACGTGGTCCGTGACCAAGGCCGGCGCCGGGACGTTCGACTCGCTCTCCACGACGGGCGACGTCTCGGTTGGCGGGGTCCTGACCTCGACGAATTTCTACCAGGCGGCGATCGCCGCCGCGGCGGCCGGAAACGTCAACCTGACGGTCGACGCGGCCGGAAACGGAACGATCACGGTCGGAGGGATTTCCACCGGCAACACGATCTTTCCGGGGGCCGCCGTCTTTAACGGCAACGTGGACATCGGCAACGCCGCGACGGACACGCTGACCATCACGTCGATCATCGACGGCAGCGTCACGCTGGACGATGGCGTGACGGATTCCCCCTCGCTGATCCTCAAGGACGCGACGGACGAGACGGCGACCCTGGTCAAGACCGACGGGGCAAATCTCGACCTGACCACGTCGGCGACAGAGGGGCTCCGGATCATGACCGGCAATCTCCGCGTCGGCAATGGGAACCCGGGAACGGCGGCGATGGACGGAGAGGATTTTTACGTCAACGGCGCCTCGGAGTTCGACGGCGCGGTGCAGCTCGACGGGGCACTCACGGCGGCGGCGGGGGCGACCATCTCCGGCGCAGCGTCCACGATCAATCACGACAGCAACTTCAACGTCGGCATCAATACCGGCAGCTCGAACGGCGCCCTCTCCCTGGGCGGGGGCAGCGGGACGGTGGCGGTCAACTCGACGACCTGGGACGTTTCGACGGCCGGCGCTTTTACCGGCGTGACCGGGCTGACCTTTGCCGCGAACGCCGCGGCGACCGTCACGGTCGCCACGAACGGCGCGGCCCAGGATCTGACGCTCTCGCAGACCGGCGCCACCGATTCGAGCATCATCGTATCGACCACGGGCACCGGCGCCGACGCCCTCCAGCTCACCGCGTCCGCGGGCGGGATCGACATCGCGGGTGCGGCCGGCGGCGACATCGACATCACCTCCACCGGAAAAAGCGTCAACATCACGGCCACCGAGGCCGCGGCGGACCAGATCAAGCTCTCGGCCGAGGGCGCGATTGCGGGCAACGCGGTCAACATTGCCACCACCGACGGCGGGATTGTCCTGACGGCCGGCGGCGCGGCCAACGGGGACATCACGCTCACGGCGGGCGACGACCTGACGCTCACCGTGACCGATGCCCTGGCGGTCAACGCCACGGGCGTCGCGGCCATCACCTCCGCCGATTGGGGCATCACCTCCGCCGGCGCCGTGACGAAGCTGGCCTCGGTCGGTTTCGATTCGTCGACGATCGTCTATCACGACACGGTCGAGCTGTCGAACGCCGACATCAAGGCCCTGAACGCCGCCCCGAAGGCGCTGGTGGCGGCGAAGGGCGCCAACACGGTCATCGAGCTTGTATCGGCGGTGATCATCCTCGACTATGGAACCGAGGCCCTCACCGCCGGCGCGGGCGACGATCTTGTGATCGAGTACGCGACGAGCGGCCAGGATGCCACGGCATCGATCGAGTCCACGGGTCTCGTCACCGCCGCCGCCGACACGATCGCCGTTATTCCCGCGGCGACCATTGCGGCCGTGGCGGCGTCCAGCGTGGTCAACAAGGGGCTCCAGCTCTACAACATCGGCGCGGAGTTTGCCGGGAATGCGACGGCCGACGCAACCATGACGGTCAAGGTGGCCTATCGGGTCCATGCCGACGGGCTGTAAGCCCATCGTATCTGCTCCCGGCCGGGTGTCCCAACCCGGCCCCGGCCGGGTTTTTTATAGGAGACGCGCCATGAAAAGATTCCGGGCGGCCCTGGCCGCCATCCTGATCGCGCTGCTTGTCCCCGCCCTGTCCCTGGGAGCGGACTCGGTCGTCACCGTTTCCTACACGAGCGTCAATTCGGAGGTGTCGACGATCACCTGGTCCTGGCTGGCCAACAGCGGCTCCGGCGCCGTGACCAGCACGGCCTGCACGTCGTTCAAGGGATGGGTCTTCATGGCGTCGACCGATCCGGACGGCACCGCGATCCCACAGGACCAGTACGACATTACCCTTTCCGATTCAGACGGGGTCGACATCTTCGGCGGCGAGCTTACGAACCGGAGCAACACGACGAGCGAACATGCCGTGCCGGTCATCGGTTCGTCTTATTATGGGGCCCGCTTCGTCAACGGCCCGCTCACGATGGCGCTGTCCGGAAACAATGTCGGATCGGCCAAGGGAGTACTCAAGATCTACTTTACGCGCGAGCGATAGGTTGGAGGAACCCAGAGACGTGAAATAGCGAGGAGAGTCCGATGGCCGGTGATGACATCCATGTGCAGATGCTGGTCGCGGAAATGAAAAGCCAGCGCTCGGCGATGGAGCGGCAGGAGGCGCGGTCCGACGAGCTCCACAAGAAGCTCGACGACATCATCGCGCGGCAACTGGCCTATGTCGAGCAGATATCGCGGCTTCAAGCGCTCGTCTGCAACGGACTGACACACAACATGGAGTTCGTCCGCGCGAAACTGGAGAAGGTCTGCGAGGAGTACGGCATGGACATCAAGGCGCTCAAGAGCGATGTCGCGGGCCTGAAGGCGTCAGAGTGGTTTTTGAACTGGGTGTCGGACGCCTCCAAGATCACGCTCAAGACGCTGCTCAAGCTCGCGGCGCTGGGAGGCCTGATCTTTTTGATCATCCATTTCGGCCGGTCCGGCATCGCCGAGCTCTTGAAGAGGCTGCTGGCATGAACGCACACGAACTCATCGCCCGACACGAGGGGCGCCGGCTCACCCCTTACCGCTGCCCGGCCGGCGCGCGGACGATCGGCGTCGGGTGGAACCTGGACGCGAACGCCCCGCCGGACGACATCGCCCGGCACCTGCAGGCGCACGGGTCCATCACCGACGCGATGGCCGATCGGCTCCTCAAGATCTCCGTGCGGCGCGCCGTGACCGACTGCCGGGTGCTGTTCCCGGCCTGGGACGGGATCGACCCGGCCCGCCGGATGGCCCTGACGGACTTCGTCTTCCAGCTCGGCTTCGCCCGCGCGCGGTGCTTCGTCCACGCGATCGCGGCCATCAACACGCGCCGCTGGGACGACGCGGCCCGCCACCTGCTCGACAGCGCCTGGGCCCGGCAGACGCCCCGCCGCGCGCGGGAGGTGGCCGAGATCATCGAAACGGGGGAGATCGATGGCATCGACGACTGACAAGCTGCCCGCGCTCGCGCCCGGCGACGTCTTCGCTTCAAAGAATCCGCAGGGTTTGGGGCGGGCGATCTGTCTCGCACAGCAGATGCAATCGCCGGACGGGGAGGCGGAATACTCCCACACGGGCATCATCCTCGACGCGCAGGGAACGACCCTGGAGGCCCTGTGGCGGGTCCGGCGGCAGAATCTCTTTAGCGCCTACAAGGGCAACAAGGTCCTGGTCGCTCGCTGGAAGGGCATGACCGACAAGGCGTTTCGCGCCGGGTTCGCCTCCGTCGCGGACCAGGAAGGGCGCATGTACCCGTTCCATCGCCTCGCCCTCCACGTGGTCGGCCTGGCCGGTTTCGTCCATTTTCTTGGCGTCAAGGTCTGCTCGGAAATCACGGATTGCTTCCAGTATCACGCGGGAATCACAACCCTGCGCCGCGAGAAATACTACGGCGTCACGCCGGATGAGCTTGTGGACGAGTGGCGGATCTCGCGCCATTTCGACATCGTGTTCGAGGGGACGTTATGACGCTCAAGGCCGACCTGACAACCGATCTGACCGCCTTCTTCGCCACGGACGAGTTCGCCGAGAGCGTGACCTTCACGCCGGCCACCGGGACGGCGAAGACGGTCTCGATCTGCTTCGAGGCGGAGGACCTGGCGACCCAGTCGCCCCAGCCGCCCGGGGACGAGATGATCATCCTGGTCCAGTACGCGGACGTGTCCGCCCCGGCCCGGGGCGACGTCTATACGATCAATTCGGCGAGCTGGTATCACGACGAGATCGTCGGCGGCGGACGGGCGGAGGGGATCTGGCACCTCCGGGTCACGCGCTCCGCCCGGCGCGACCTGGCGACCTGGCGAGGTGAGCCATGAGCATGAAGACCCTCATCCAGGCGATCCAGACGGACCTGAAAAACGCCTCCGGCCTGTCCTACGTGTCGGATACCAATATCTTTGTGACGCCGGACGAGGACATGATCCCCATGACGGCGACCTTCCCCGCGATCGGCCTCAAGGACGGCGCCATCGCGATGGAGCGGCAGGCGGGCGCGGCCGGCGGGAAGCACCTCTGGGAGGTGACCTACCAGGTCCACGTGATCATCTACGTGGACCTGACCGCCGGGGAGACGCCGGTCGTCGGGCAGACGAGCCCGTCGATCAAGGGGACGCTCGACATCAACGACGACGTCCGGACGGTCCTGCACGAGGACTACCAGTCGATCACCGGGGTCATCGACGCCTACTGCGTCGCGGAGGGCGAGAGCGAGATTATCGGCAACGACGACGCCCTGGTCCTGAAGAAGCGCATGACCTTCGAGTACATGGCGCTCGAAACACTTTAAGAAAGGAGGAGCGACATGCCCAAAGCGTATAAAGGAAGGATCCGGATCCGCTGCGGCGCGGCGGCCTGCCCGCGCGACCGCGCCCGGGCCGATGTCGTACCGGAGTGCTTTACCTGCAACGACGCCCAGTCCGATATCCTGGACCTGGAAGACCGCGTGATTTGCAGCATCGGCGTGCTCGTGGCGGACCCGGCGACCGTCGCGGCCGAGGCGGCGCCACCAGCCGAGGAGGCGGACGGCGCCGAGCCGCCGCAAGCGAAGAAACCCAAACGATAAAGGGAGGATGGAAAAATGGCCTACAATTCGACACCGTTCCACGGGAAAAAATGCCGCGTCGAGAAGAACAACGTGGCGATGGACTACAGCAAGGGCTGGCAGCTCTCGGTCAACCTCGACATGGCGGACGCCTCGCGCGTCGGTCAGGACTGGAAGGAGGCGCTCCCCGGGATGGGTTCCTGGTCCGGGAGCTTCGACGTCTATTTCGTGATGGGGAACACCGAGCAGAAGGCCTTCTTCGACAATATCATTGCGGCCACGCCCGGGACGAAGCTGACCGACGTCAAGTTCCTGCTCGACGCCTCGACGAACGCCTTCAGCGGGAACATCTTCATCACGGGCGTCAACGTCAACGCGACGATCGGCGACATCGTCTCGGCCACGATCAACTTCCAGGGCGACGGCGCGCTCTCGATTTCCGACGCGGCCTAAGGCCTGAGAAAGAAAGGAGGGCGGTCTCATGGGATCCCCTACAACCCCCACCCACGGGAAGCTGGGTGCGCTCTACGTGCTCCGGCCGAACGGATTCAACGGCGCCGGCCTGAACGACCTGACCTGGGGAACGGGTTTTACCGGTGCCGCGACGGCCTATTACGAGGTCGTCATCGACGCCGAGGCCGCCACGGACACCTTCAAGTGGCGGAAGAACGGCGGGGCCTGGACGGCCGGTGTCGCGATCACCGGGCTGGAGCAGACCCTGGATGAGGGGCAGAAGCTCACCTTCGCGGCGGTCACGGGCCATACGCTGGCCGATCAATGGGTGATCGGGAACCTGAAGGCGGAGGCCACGACGGAGAGCGGTGCCTCCGCCCAGATCACGACGGCCGCGAACCGCCTGCTGAACCCGAACGCCCCGCCGACCTTTACGGACGACGGCGGCGAGACGGCCCTCCAGGTCAACTTCACGAACGGGACGGCGATCTTCAGCGCCAACGTCGGCAACGTCACCGTGGCCGGCAACAACGGCTACATTCCCGCGGCGGCGCTCAAGAAGGTCGGCTACCTGATCGACTGGTCGCTCGCGCTCACGCTCGACATGGCGGACTGCTCCCGGATGGGCCAGCAGTGGAAGGAGGCCCTCCCCGGCCAGGCCGGCGGGAGCGGGTCCGCCAACGGCTGGTTCATCGCGACCGAGAGCCTCTGGAAGAACCTGAAGGAGGCGATCGAGAGCGGCGAGAAGTATTTTCTTCTGCAACTGTTCAATTACGATCCGGACCAGGACCAGACCGGCGACCATATCAACGCCTGGGTCTCGTTCACCGCGTTCAACCTGACCGCCGCGATCGCCGAGGTGGTCAAGGAGGGCGTCAGCTTCCAGGTCGTGGGCGCGGTCTCGTTCACGGCGGACACCTAACCTAAGAAAGGGGCGTTATGAAGCTCAACATCGCAAAGGGGCTCTACGAGGCGGACTGGCACGAGTTCGGCGAGGGCGTGCGGCTCAAGATCCGGCCCTATCCGGCCAGCCGGGCCGCCGTCACGCTGAAGGCCGGAGCGCTCGTCATCTCCGGGGCCGAAAGTTTCGAGATGTTCGACTACTGTCTGGTCGACTGGGAGGGGGTCGTCGGCGCGGACGACAAGCCCCTCAAGGCCACGGCGGAGATCAAGCGGTCCGTCTTCGACTGGCGGCTGGGCGAGCGCGAGGTGGACGGCGAGCGGATCACGATCACGGACTTCGTCCTGAAGACCGCCCGGCGTCTCGCCGCCGCGATCGAGGGCGACGAAAAAAACTGATCGACTGGGCCCGGTGGCACTTCGCGAAGACGCGCTTCGACTGCGATCTCTGCCGCCTGGCCCAGGGCGATTCCGGCGGGCCGGTCTGCCCGGGCATCGGGGCCCTGGGCGACTGCCCGGAGGGCAAGATCCCCTCCCTCTCGCGCGCGAACCGGGCCTTCTGGCGGGTCTTCCAGCGCATCCTGCCGGGGCTGGTCCGGCCCGACGGCGGGTTTGATTACGCCGCCGTCCGTCTGGGCCTCGAACTGTACGTTCCGCGTCCGGCGCGGGCGAGCTTCATGGACCGCGTCGTCGCGGTGATCGGGGTGATCAGGGAATGTCAAAAACGCTGAAGATCGACATCGTCGTCGACGACAACGGGACGCCGGTCATCAAGTCCTTCGCGGCCGACACCGCCCGCCTCATGGGTCAGGCGGAGCGCGCCGGCTCCGGCGCCACCGCGGGCCTGAGCAAGCATTTTGACACGCTCAAGACCCACTGGCTCGCCGTGTCGGCGGCGATCACCGCGTCGCTCGCGATGGTCTACCAGGCCTGGAACATGGCCGAGGCCTCGGCGGGCTACCTGGAGCAGATGCAGCTCCTCGACGGCCTGGCCCGCCAGCACGGGACGACCTCCGCCCGGATGGTGGACGACATCAAGCGGGTCTCCGACGGCATGATCTCGATGTCCGCCGCCGCGGAGACCTCCGCCGCCGCGCTCGCCAAGGGCATGAGCGCCGACCAGATGGTCAAATTGTCCGAGGCCGCGGTCACGCTCTCCGACGTCATGGGCACCACCGCCGAAGACGCCTTCCAGCGGCTGGGCCAGGCCCTGGAAAGCGGCAAGGAGCGGGTGGTCAAGCTCGCCGTCGGTCTGATCGACCTGGAGGAGCGCTACGGCGCGGCCGCCAGCCAGATGTCGGAGGCCGAGCGGCGACAGGCCCTCTACAACATCATCCTGGAGAAGGCGGCCGAGATCGAGGCCCGGGCGGGTTCCGAGACGAAGAGCTTCTCGGACCGGATGGAAATGCTCACGACGACGATCAAGGACGCCAAGGTCGAGCTGGGCGTCGGCCTGGTGCGGGCCGGGGCCCTGGCCATCGGCGTCTTCCAGTCGGTGGCCGCCGCCGCCCTGGCGGGCTCCGGGGGCATCATGAAGGCCCTCTCGATGCTGCCCGGGCAGATGGGCGAGGAGTGGAAGCTCAACGCCGAGGCCGCCTTCGCCGCCGCGGATGAACTCTGGAAGCGGGCCAAGGACAACTTCTCCGTTCTGACCGCCTCGACCGCCGAACTGACCGCGGCGAACGGGAGACTGGCGCCCGCCATGGATGCGTCCACCGCGAGCGTCAAGGCGCAGGAAGAGGCCCTGAAGGCCCTGAACAAGCGCAAGAAAGAGGCCGTCGACGAGGCCCAGGACGACCTGAAGGCCCTGGAGAAGAACAAGGCCGCCCACGAGAAGTACTACGAGCGCCTCCAGGACCTGATCGAAAAGAACGTCGAGACCGAGAAGAAGGCCCTGGAGGAGATCAAGGACCTGCGGGCCCAGGAGGTGGACCTCGCGGAATCGACGGCGAAGATGCTCGTCGACGCCGGCGGGACGGACGAGGGCTACGAGACGAAGCTCTCGCGGCTGAACGACCGGTGGCTCGCCGCCCGGACCCTCTCCGGCCAGGAGGCGATCGACGCCCTGGAGGCCTACAAGAAAGGTGTCCTCGACCTCCAGCAGGCCTACAAGGACGCCGCGAACGCGACCGAGATCGCGGCCCAGGCGCAGTCGGACATCAACGTCGCCTACGCCCAGCAGCAGGCCATCCTGCTCGGCATGCAGGCCGAGAACCGCCAGCTCGCCGACGTGGCCGAGGAGAGCGGAAAGACCCTCCAGGCCGAGGCCGACAAATCGAAGGGCACGATCCTCACCCTGGAGGAGGCGATCAAGGCCCTCTCGGGCGAAATCGCGGCGCTCGACGAGGACGTGGAGATCGAGGGCGTGGACCGGGCGACGCCGGTCATCGACCGCGTCATCGCCAAGCTCCACGAGATGCATGCGGCCAACAAGGCGCTGACGATCTCGACCGCGTCCGCCTCCGAGACCGCGATCACCGCCACCGCCGCCACGAAATACACCGGCAAGACGGCCGAGGACTACTACAAGTGGCTTAACCAGCAGATCTCCGCCTCCGAAAAGACCCAGCAGGCCGCGGAGGCAACCCAGGCCGCCGCTGAGACGGCCGTGCAGGCGGCGGAGGCGACCGAGGCCGCGGCGGACG